TCCGCAGCTCAGCGATGTAGCCGCGCAGCGTACTAACATTCTGCGCGTTCCATTCCATGCTCTTGTCACCATGGCGCATGCGCGCGACGCTGCCTTGAACGACAACCGCGTGCAGTGCGGCCTCGGCCTCGGCGAGTTGTGCCCGCCAGAGGGTGACCTCCGCCGCCGTCGCCATGGCTCAGCGTCCCATGTTCAGCCGCGCCATCGCGGCGACGCTCGATATCGGTTTCGGCGCAACAGCCACGTTCGGTTCCGTCGGCTTGGCGCGTGACGTGGCTTTCCTGGGCTGCGCCGTGTCGGCGATGCGTTGCACGCCCAGCATGTAAGCCGCCGCATAGGCCATCGCCTCGCAGTCGAGAAAATGGTTGTCGCGCGAGCGCTGTATCCAGGTGTAGCCGCCAGAGGGTTTCTTGACCCGCCCCTCGGAGACGATCTGCCGGCAATAGGCCTCCGTGGTGTCGCTTGGCAGATGCCAGCCGCCGGGCTGATCGTCCGGCCAGCGCACCCGTTCGTGCACCCAGGATTTGAAGAAGTCGCTGTCGAGACGAACCAGATCAAGACCGTACTTGGCAGCCTTGCCCTTGGGCGTCACGTCGATGCGCTTGACCGACAGCGGCTGGTCGCGATGGTCGAACCCCTTCACCGCATAAACAACGCGTGCGTGCCGCCGGCAGAACTCGTAGACTCGATGCTCTGGCACCTCATCTTTCTTGCCGGGACGAAAGCCGGAATCGATGAAGGCACGGCGGATCAGAAGATCGCCGAACGGGCGTGCCAGCATCTCGGCCAGATCGACCCAGACATCGCCGTGCTCGGTCTCGCCCCAGATCTCATTCTGCTCGATCAACCAGCTTTCCTGGCGCACGCCCCAGCCGCGGACCACGGTGACCAGCCGGTTCTTCTGCACGTCGATCCCGGCGGTCAGCAGCAGCACACCGGCCGGGATATCGCGCGACTGATAGGGCAGCTTTAGCTGCGCCACGTCGGCCCATTCCGGTGCGTCACCGCCGGCCGGCGCCCACAATTCGCCAAAGCCGCCATTGATGACGGTCTGGACTTCTTCCTGGTCGCCCGAGTTCAACGCTTCGACATAGCGGCCGGCCCGCTCGCCGAACGACACGAAAGGCGACGCAAGCCCCGAGACCCAGAAGCTCAGGGTCGTGCCCTCCGGCGGATCGCCGGTCACATCGCCGTTCGGTTCGATCCGCTGCCCTGGCGCCACATAGATGCCGTGAGCATTCATCTCGAACTTGTGCTTTTCCTCGATGACACCGCCACAATTGGGACATTGCAGAAAAGCCTGCCGACGCGCCTCGATCGCGGTGGCGTCGCGTTCGATAGTCTCCTTGCCGCCCTTGGGCGTGATGTCGATCTTCGGGATGACCAGGCAGTCGAACCGAGGGATGAAATAGTCCTCGCAGTGCGGACACGGCCAGGCCCAGTGGTAGCGGGTCCCGCGCTGCCAGAGCTTCCAGATCGGGCTATCCAGCGTCTCGATGTCATCCTGGTCGACCGCCTTCCAGAATTTGAGCCCGGTTGCCTCGTCGTTCTCGATCTCGACCGTGCCCTCAGTCGGCGTTGACGTTACCCCAAGCGTGAAGTCCGCATGGGTATCGCCGCGGACCTCGAGGAGGCGCACAGGATCGCCTTCGCCCTTGATGTTTTTGGCCATGCCATCGCGTTCGTCGACGATGGCTAGTCCCGCCGGATCCGACTTGAGCTGGTTCGCCGAGCCTGCCCAGGCCAGACGCACCGGGACGCCGGAAACGATCTTGCGGGTCTTCTTGTTTTTCTTGCCGCGCGCCAGCTTGATGGACAGACTCGGCGACCGGTTAAGCGCATCATCGAACCGCGGCTCGAACTGATCGGTCACGAAATTGCGATCCGGCCCTGCGTAGATGATAGGCACCGGACGCTGATCGAGCCGCGACAGGATCACGTCGATCACACTATCGGTCTTGCCCATCTGGCCGCCACAGACAAACACCACGGTGTTGTAGCGGGCATCCTCGAAGGCCCGCATGAACGGGATCATGTAAGGCGTCAGCGCCGGGTCCTTTGGTCCGGGCCGGCCCGAGGAGAGCGGATAAACCCGGTTCTCGCGCGCCCAAACGTCAGTCGATACCTTCCTCCTCGGGCGCAGGATTCTCGTCGCCCGATCGATAAGAACGACGGAGTTTTGCGATGCGATCGGCCACTTCGGTGAGCGCATCATCCACTTCTCGCTGCAACTGCTCCCGCTGCTCGATGTTGCGGGTCAAGCGCGCCGGAATCGCGTTGACCCGGGCGACTACAACGCCCGCCACTTCGTCCACCAATGTCATGGCTTCCACCAGAGGCACGAGCTCGCGCTCTGTCTGCGCGACCGCCAGTTCCTCCTTACGGGTGCGAATATCCTGCAGCCGGTTATGAGACGCCGTCTTGCTCGAGCGCCGGGCTTCGTCTTTCAGGAACCGGATATAGCCCTGCACCACATCGACCACGCGGTAGCGGCCACGATCGGTCTTCGCGATCCAGCCCTCCTTGGTCAGTCGCCGGACCCATTCCGGCGTGACCATTAACAGCTTGGCAGCAACCTCGATCGGGATGGTGCCGGCGGCGTCATGGTCGCCGGCCTTTGCTGCGGTTCGCGCCATAATCACCAGACCGATGTATTGGCCACCCTTCAATCCATCCGTCGTGGGCGGAAGGCATGCAAGAGCTGCTGCCTCCCGATAGCCCATTCGTATTGCTTGCGACGCGATGGACCAATAGGAGAGATAACAGGAGCGAGCGTTATGTTGTTCTTGGCAATGGTCTCTTGCTGTTACTCTATAACCTGATCGGCGCGAGCCAACAGAAAGGGGGGAAATTCAATGCCTTGCGCTAGCGCGACATTAAGATTGATCACCAAGTCGAAGCGCGTCGACTGAACGACAGGCAAGTCGCCGGGGTTGGCACCACTGAGAATTCGACCAGAATAAACTCCAATATCGCGGTAGGTATCGGCGAGACGGGTTCCGTAGCTCATCAGGCCGCCTTCCATAGGGAGCTCACTAAACTCATAGATAGCCGGTAAACGATGTTGCGCCGCTAGTTCAACGAGTTGAGTGCGTCGACTGTTAAAGAACGGATCAGCCGCGACCATCAGCGCACCAGATCCACCAGCAACAAACCGACCGAAAGCCGCTTCAAACTCTTCTTCCTTGGTCGCATTCGCTACGATAAGCCGAATGCCGAGACTAATGGCGGCCTCTTGTGTGTCCTTCAACCCTCGCGCTGCGTTCGGAAAATTGGGGTTGTTGAGAACAGCAATCGTATCCGTCTTTGGCGCCAATTCGATTAGAAGAGCGAGCCGTTTGGCTGCAAGCGCGATGGTCAGGTGGGTTGCCCCTGTGACGTTGCCGCCTGGTCTATTCAGACTGGCGACATACCCCAGCTTGACCGGATCACCGCCCGTTGCGAACACGACAGGAGTCGACTTGCCGGCCGCTACCAGCCCGGATTGGACCGCGGGGTCGCCGCCGGTTGCAACCAAGACAGCTACGGGCATTTGAACAAGTTCAACTGCAAACCTGGGCAGGCGGCTATACTGACCTTCGGCCCACCGATACTCGATCACGAGGTTCTTGCCTTCGATATAGCCGACTTCTTTCAAACCCTGACGGAAGGCGGCGACAAAATGCGAGAACGGCACGGGTGAGGCGGCGCTTAAAAAGCCGATAACGGGCATCGCCTGCTGCGCGCGGGGCGTAGTCGGCCATAGTGCTACGCCGAGTGCCGCAATGAATTCCCGCCGTCTCATTATCTTCTCGATTTTTCGCTTTGCGGGACCTCAACAGTAGCACCTCTGGCACGGTAGCGGTAGCGGTACCAGCGCCCGAGGCCTGGAAGGGTTCGATAAGCAGCGCCTAAGGCGTATCGGCGTGGTCGCGATTGGCCGCGCGTTTTCGGCTGATCTTACGGTTGGCGGATTGCGCTATTTGGCTTGAGGCACCGAACGGCTGATCCGTTTCCGCGTGCCGCGCCTGTCCTCCCGTCGCTTCCTGCCAACGTTGAATGATGACGTCGACGTATTTCGGATCGAGCTCGATCAGCCGCGCCCGCCGTCCAGCCCGCTCCGCCGCAATCAGCGTCGTGCCTGAGCCGCCGAACGGATCGAGCACGATGTCGCGGCTCTTGGACGAATTGCGGATCGCGCGCTCGACCAGAGCCACTGGCTTCATCGTCGGATGCAAATCGTTCTTGTGCGGCTTGTCGAAGAACCAGACGTCGCCCTGGTCGCGCGCGCCGCACCAATAGTGATCGGTCCCATCCTTCCAGCCGTAGAGAATTGGTTCGTACTGGCGCTGATAGTCAGAGCGACCCAGCGTGAAGCTGTTCTTGGCCCAGATCACAAACGTCGACCACTTTCCGCCGGCCTCTCGGAACGCCTTCTGCAGCCGGTCAAGTTCAGACGATGACATGCAGATGTAGACGGCACCCTTGGTGAGCGCGAGGATATTGACGCAGGCGTCGTACAGAAGGGCGCCGAAGTCCGCGCCAAGGTTGTCATTCAGGATCGGACGATTCTTGCCGCCTAGCTTGTCCTTTGGGGTGTTGGCGTAGTCCACGTTGTACGGTGGATCAGTGAACGTCATATCGGCGAGTTCGCCTGCGAGGACCTTCTCGGCATCGGACAGGACCGCGGCGTCGCCACACAACACGCGATGCTCGCCACAGATCCACAGATCGCCGGGACGGCTGATCGGCTCCTCTGGCGGCTCGGGTGCCTCGTCGAGATCGCCATCGCCGTCGGCATCGACCAGCAGTAGCTTGTCGAGTTCATCCCGATCAAAGCCGGTCAGCGTCAGATCGAAACCGGCCTCGCGCAGATCACCGAGCTCAAGCCGGAGCAGTTCGTCATTCCACTCACTCGTTTCCGTTAATTTATTGTCGGCGATTGCGTAAGCCTGGCACTGCGTCTCGCTCCAACCGTGCGCGACAATCGTCGGCACTTCGCCGATGCCCTCCAGCATGGCGGCCTCAAGCCGGCCGTGGCCGGCGATCAGCATGCCGTTTTCTCGCACGAGAACCGGCATGGTCCAGCCGAATTCCCGGAGCGACGCCCGGATCTGCTCGATCTGCTCGGGCCCGTGAACGCGCGCGTTGCGCGGGTTCACGGTCAGCCGCTCCAAGGGCCAGAATTCGATTTTTGCAGCCGGCCAAGCGGCTGAGGGTTTTTGAGCGTCGTGCATTGATATCGTTGGGCTATTCGTCCGCGAAACCAAACCAAACTGAGGTTTTTCGATTTGGAAAAACGCGCGTTTTCCGGGCGGCGGCGCCACCGCTTGTGAGGCCCCCGAAGGAAGGACCCGTTGAATTGCCGCGAGCCTGCGTCAACGCGGTAGCATGCGTCCGATCTCGTGGCCCACGCGTGCGATGATGCTAGCGACGCCGCTGTGCCAAGCGGCAGCGCTGTAATCTTTCACAAGCTCGCGTCCAAGATTAGGGCCATAGAGCCAACGGATCGGCAGGCGTTTGTTCGACGTGCGAATGAAAGCGCGACCGAAGCGCGGTACAACGAATGCGTGCCGGAAGATGCGGCGCTTGTTCCATGGCGCGGCCGACACGCCCTTACCGCGCTGCTTGCCACCGAACCAGGCAATGTTGGTTTCCTGTCCGCGCGCCTTGAGCTGGTAAGTCAAGGTCGCCGGTGTCGAGCGTATGGTTGCTATTGCTTTGTCAACAGCGCCGTATTTGATGCCGGTCTGCTTGACGAGTGCGCGCTTGACCTGGGTTCGCCCCTTGTCGCCCTCGTGGTTCAATGCCCGCGACATGGCGGTGCGCGCCTGTCCGTCGCCCAAAGCGGCGAGCTGATTGCCGTATCGCGCCAGGACTTGGTCGCTGGCGTTGATGACCAATTTCATCGCGATGATGTGGAGCGTTTCGACCCGTCGCGCCGTCGGTTCGTTGGCGCATTCGTGGACCGTGGTGAAATAGCTAGACTTGCATCGGACACCCGTCAATTCGAAATCGAGCGTCCGGTGCATTTTGTCTGCAAGCGGTTGATCCGACTCAGGAATTGCGACGAGCATCGTTTTCTCTTCGCGTCACCGCGGGTCTGTCTCGCGAATGCCGTAGTGCTTCATCAGAACACCGAGGGCTGCGAGCAGAATTCCTTGCGCACTTTCCTGCCGCACCGGTCGTCCACTCCACCCCCGTCGAAGTGCCCACTCGCGGATCGACGTCTGCATGCCGACGACGTGCCAGACACACGAGCCGGCCGGTGAGCCGTGTCCGCCAAGGGCGTCGAGTGCTTTCGCCACCCGTTCGCGTGCGGCAATCTGAGTGTCCGTAAAGTCAGCCGGGCGATATTTGCCCGGAGCTGGTCTTGCCATGAGCATCAGATTGGATCGTGGCATAGAATCGAAGCAGGCGATCGTGAACGCCGCCTGGAAGTCACGCGCTGCGTCATGCATCGCGGGTGTGATGGTGCCGGAGCGCAGCATGAGCCCGAGCGTGTCGACGGTCCGGTGATGCGTGACCTCAATGCCGTTGGGATCGAA